TTATTGAGGTGGAAAGACCTGTAAACGTAGTGCTAATTGATAAGTTAGAACTACCACCAACAATAGTTACATTACCACCACTGTCTGGATCGGCAGTAAATCTTGTTGTGTTATATCCATAAATTGCTGCAGTAGCTGTTTGTGCAGTCGAAACAGAACCAGTTGCTGTTATGAAACCAGCGATAGTTCTATCCTGCCAATACTTTAAAACACCAGTTGTTTGATCATATGCAATTACCTTTCCATAAGCAGTAACACCTGTTCCCACAGTTTGAGATATTAAACTATCTCCAGTGAAAGTCACAGAACTGTATCCAGTTCCTGATAATCTTAATCCATAAGCAGCACTTGCTTTATCTAAAGTAAGCAACTGGTCGGATCCAAAAGATTTAGGATTTTCTAAAATACCTATTCTAGCAATTTGGTTTCCAGTTATGAAGTCTGGGTTCTCAGCATCGTTTTCAATTCTTGCATAAAGTAATGCATTAGTAGCACCAAGTTCTCTGTAGATGTCAGAACCATGACCGCCTGGTGGTGGAATAATAACATCAAGAGTAGGTGGAGATGTAGGTGTTGGAACAGATCCAGCAGCTAAATCAACGTTGCCGTAAGTATATCCGAATCCTTCATTAGATATCGTGACACTCTCTATCTGAGCATCATTGTTAACAACAACGGTGCACTCTGCATTAAATCCATCACCTTTAATTGGAACTCTGGTATAAGTTTGGTTAGCAGTTCCTATACCAGTTCCTCTATTCTTAACAACGACAATTTTGATTCCA